AGGCCCGCGCCGGCTGCGATGGCGATCGCCACGCCCCGCTTGATCCCGGTGCCGATCTGTTGGCCGGCTTTGTAGGCGCGGCCCTGAGACGAGTCCAGCCCCTTGTCCAGCTTGCCGAGGGACTTCGTCGCCGAGTCGACCTGTTTCGTGAACAAGTCTTTCAGTTCGAGCGACGCGATGAGGCGGGCGGTCTCCGAGATCGCCATTAGCGCATCGCCTGCTTCAGGTGGGCCACGTTACTGTCTTCCTCGACCTGGGACAGGCGGCTCAGGCGGCCGTAATCGACTTCGGCGACAAGCTGGAGTCGCCATCGAGCGCATTCGATGTCGTCTCGGTGGCGGCCGTCGGGATAGTAGAGATCGAGGATCGCGAGGACGGCGTCGGGCGTGTCGACGAGCGGGTCGATGACTTGGTTGTCGTGCGTCTTGAACGGGCCGCTGATGTCGATCCGCTTGTCGACGAACCACGCGAGGACGTCTGTCCCCCTTGCATCAAAGGGGTCAGGGCCGCGGTCCTGTACCTCTCATCCACTTCGTCGCCGACCTGGGTGCCGAGGTCGATATCGGACAGGATGTATTCCGTGATCGCCTTCTGCGACACGGGAACCGGCTGGTTCTTCGCGTCGACGACGGTCCACGCCTCGATGCCGTAGCGGATGAACCGCTCCGTGAGGATGGCGAGGATGTCGGCGAAGTCGAGTTCCCAGTCGTTCTCGGCCGAGGCGAGGGCGAGGGCGTTGCGGATGGCGACGCTGCTCCTGAAGTCGAGCTTCTCCTTCAGCGTGATCTCGTCGTGGTCGTGGCGTGGTGAACCGTCTGCCTTCGGAGGGCAGACGCATCGGATCTCCACGGCCTAGCTGCCGCCGACGCCGAGCTCAGCGTCCGTCAGCTTGTTGACGACGATGCTCTCGAAGAAGCCCTGGAACGTGTCGGGCTCGTAGTAGGCGTTCGCGGTCAGCGTGACCGTCGTGTTCCCACCGACCTCGCCGTCGTCACGGGTGTAGTACCACGCCGGCATCGTGATCTTCCACGAGTACGGCGTGCTGCCGCCGGGGATGTCCACGAGGGACTCGAACTTGAGCTGGATGACGCGGGCCACGGCGTCCTCGGAGTACCACGCATCGGCCTCGGAGCCGGTGCCGACCGTGTCGGTCGTCTTGGCGAACGTCAGGGCGAGCGAGACGTCGTAGCCGGTGACGCCGTAAGCCTGGACGTCGAACGTCTGCGTCCCGTCGGCCCACCGCTTCTGGTCGACCGCCCGGGTGATCGTCAGGACGAAGTTGTGCAGGGCGTTCGTGATCTGCCCGCCGCTGATGCCCGCGAGGGTGTCGGCGATGTAGATCGCCATATCCTTGAGGTAGACGTAGGCCGGGGCCGTGTCGACGCTGAGGGCCGCCGGCACGCCGCCGTCGGCCGGGAAGTCGGTGGAGCCCGTGGAGCTCCCGGAGCCGAACCGCCAGGACTCAGAGACGGAGATGGGGCCCAGACCCTCGGGACCGGTCAGGGTCAGGGTTTCGAGGATGCCATCGCCGAGCTGGAACCAGTCGGTGACAACGTCATCGCCGAACTCGTAGCTGAACACGTCGACCGGATCGAGGGGGTCGACCGGGCTCGGCTTCCATGTCCACGTCTGCGGCGTCCCGCCACCGGAGGGATCCTCTTCGCCGCCGAAGATCCCGGCCATGATCAGTGGGATGTTGTCGTAGGCGAGGGCCGGGTCGGTGAGCGCGGCCGTGATGTTCGACGTGCCGAGGTACGGCGCGACCGTCTTGACGATGGAGCCCGTGTCGACGTCCGGGTCCGTCTTCGTCAGGTCGACGGTCGGGACACCTGTCTTCGGATAGGCCCGCAGGGCCGCGACCTTCGTCCCGAAGGTGGTCTGACGGGCGAATTGGTGGCGTCGGGCGCGTGTGAAGCCCTGTACCGGCATTCTCGTTCTCCTCTAGGTGCTACGCATACCGTCCTGCGCTGGACATGAACGAGTGTTCTGTCTTCGGTTTGGCCTCAATATCCGCCGGCGAAGCCCTCCAGCGTGAGCGTGGAAGCGAACATCGACCGCTGCTGCTGTGGCGGCATCCAGTCGGCGACGAAGTTCGGGTCATCGGTGATGTTCCGCGGTTCCAGGACCGTCGTTCCCCCGGCGGCGTGTGGATTATCGGATGTCCAATCGACGAAGTTGTCGATGAAGTAGTCCCGCTGGTTCACGGCTTCTTTGGAGTCGAACAGGCCCCAGACGATGCGGATCTCGATGCGGACCGTCCGCTGCCGCAGGCCCGGGGACCACGTGATGTCCTCCGACATCGCCTCGATGTAGGCCGTGGGCGGGTTCACGGTCAGCGGACGGCCGGGGTAGATCTGCAGCTTCGTGGACGTGTCCTGGGCGTAGTCGGTGAGCATCTGCACGGCAGCCGACCGCATGACCGTCTCGAAGGGAATGCGGGTCATCATGCGGCGTTGTTCCACTGCTTGATCAGCTCGAGCGCCATCGGGTTCTTCCGCAGGGCCTCCATCGCCGCGGCCCGCTTGAACCGCTGCGACTTGGAGCCGCGATGATGGACCTTGCCGGCAAAGATCGTCTTCCCCTGGTATGCGAAGGACATCGCCTGACGGTGCGCGGACTCGGTATGCGCCTTCGTCCCGGCGTCCACGAAGTTGGCCGTGAAGTGGCCGACGACGGTGGCCCGCGTCTGACTGGCGTTGCGGACGCGGAAGCTGCGCTGAAGCCGGCCCGTCTTCACCGGGACGCGGCGGCGGTTCTCGGCGACGTCATCGAGGGCCCACGCCTTGCCGATCGGCTTGAACGTCTTCTTGATCGCCCGCAGACGCGCGTTGAGCTGCGACTTACCCTTCAGCGCCACTCTGCTCCTTCGGGGCCTTCTTGGGCTTCTGGGCGGCCTTCAGGGCCTTCTGCTTGGCATCCAGCCGCTTGGCGATGGCCTTGCGCGTCTCGTCGCTCATGTCTGCGTCATGAACCTCAATGAGCCGTGCTTCGTGTCGCCGCCGTTGACGACCTCGATGGACAGGGAGCCGTAGACCGGGAACGGCGGGTCAGGCTGGTAGTACCGGTCACCGTCAAGCTCGCCGAACTCGTGGAAGACGGTGTCGGAGGTCGCGTCGGAGATCAGGACATCGAGCGCGGCCGTGTCGAGGGTGTTGACGTGGAGCACCACGGCGTTCAGGAGACCGAAGAACGGCCGTTCGTAGGAGAACGAGCCGCCGGCGTCGGTGTTGATCAGGACCGTCGTGCTACTCATCCGATGCCGAAGCTCCGACGGTGGCCGCTGAGAAGGCTCTGATAGGCCGGATCGTTGGCGAGATGGACGATTGGCGTCGTCGGCCGCTCGCTGATCATCTCGGCCATCCGCAGGGCGGCCTGGGCGAGAGCGTCGTCGGGCTCGTCAACGAGCTCGTCCCAGAGCCCGACGTCCCTCTTGACCTTGCTGATGGCCGCCGACCGGACACGGTCGAGCGTCACGTCCCAATCATCGCTCGTGATGTTCAGGACCTGTTGCAGCTCGTCCGTATCCGGCCAGTCGGCCATCGGTCAGCTCGCGACGTTGTACGCGGTGAACGCAGCCGGGTACCACGGGGCCGACCAGAACATCCCGACGAGGGCGACGTCACGGCCAGCCTTGACCGCGTTGTCGACCTGGAGGGTGTACGTGCCGTCCTCGGCCCACGCGAAGCCGCTGCCCGGGCCGACGATCGCGTACGCGCCGTGGGCGTCGAGCGCCGGGACGTGGACGGCTCGCAGACCGGAGATATTCCCCGCGACCCCGCCGGCCGCCGTGGCGTCGAGCTGGATCGAGGAGTACATCGGCTGGTTGGTCGTGGTCGCCTTCGCGTCGATGAACTCGCCGACGGCCTCGGTCGAGAGCCAGATGGTGTCAGGCCCGCGCCGGATGGCGTCGAAGGCTGCCACGTAGGCCGCTCCGAAGTTCGTGTCCGCCGGATCGAGCGGCGAGGCGTTGCCGATGCCGCCCATTGCGTCGAGGAGGGCCGTGACCGCGAGATCCTCGGTGACTCGGGCGTACTGCTCGGCGAGCAGCTCCACCCAGAGGCTGAGGAACTCGGGACTCGACCGCTTGATCAGCTGGATCGAGAGGTCGCCGCCACCGGCCGCGGTGACCATGTCGAACTCGGTCGTGCTGATCTTGCTCGGGGTCGAGGCGATGTCGTGCTTCTCCTGATCCTGGACAGCGACCTCGGGCCGCTGCGTGATGATCGGCACGATGAGCTTGATGCCGGCCGACGGCGTCGGCAGGCGTCGGGTGCTGCCGAGGAACGGCCGCGACGGGTCGATGACGCCGATGAGCTCCGTGAGGTAGGCCGGCGGGACGACGCCGAGGTTGTCGGACGTGATCACGTCGTCGAGCGTTCGGACCTGGTCGGCCGCGAGCCGCTCGCCGGTGCTTGCGCGCACGACGAGATCGGCCCATCCGCCGAGCTCCAGCTTCGGCTTCGGGTCCTCGCCACCGGGGATGCTGATATCGGACCGGGCCTGCTCCTGGAGCTGCTCCAGCTTCTCCATGAACTTCGCGTTGATCCCTTCCTGAACCGCCGCCCGAGCGTTGACGCTCTCGATGGCGGCAAGGATGGCCGCGCTGTTGTCCACGCCCGTCGGGGCGACTGTCTCTTCGCCCATCGGGCGTTCCTCCTCTTGCGATCTGACTGACAGAACGGCGGCCTGATCGCCGTAGGCCGGCCGGTGGGTTGGCGTTGCCCCGACGAGTCGGAGCTTGTTGTGGACGCGGACCCGCCGGCCGCGCTGCATCTCCGTTGTGGTCCCGCCAGGGACGAACGCGAACTCTGCGGACGCCCCGCCGATGATCCGGTCGGCCATGAGGCTGAGGGCCTCGTCACCGGCCGCGGTGCGGGCGACCTTGTACCTGATCGTCGGCCCGATGCCGTCGTCGCCCATCGACAGGCCGCGGCCGATCGGCACGCGAACCGCCCTGGGCGTGCCGTCGGAGCCGACTCCGATCTTCATCTGATGCTCAGGCGGATACAGGTATGCCGACGTGGGATCGGTGTCGTCGAACGCCCCGCGGGCCACCCGTTCGGGGCCTAGCTTCGTATCGATCTGCTTGTCCCACGGGAGCAGCCGCATCTCGACGATGCGTTCCGAGAAGTCGCGGACCTCGATGTCCTGATCCGGGATCAGGTATTCGAACGTCTCATCTGCTTCGCTCAAAGGAAAAGCCTCCGCTGCCCTGCTGGTGCGGACTGTTCCGCAGGGGGGAGGCCGACGAAGGGACGGCGGACGAGCCGACTGTGTCCCGAGCTATTCAGTTCTGGCCGGATTGTCTACGTGGGTCGTTGCGTTGTCAATGAGCGTCGGCGGGGGCACACGTTCGGGGGGGGGAACGAACCGCCGACGCTCTACGCCACGATAGACGAGATGTGGCGCTTCGTCCGCTCGCAAACGAAGCCCGGCGGGATGAGCTTGTTACAGGTCCGCAGCATCCCCTTCACCATGATCCGGTCGTCGCAGCGGGTCGCGTCCTCGGCCCGCGTCTGGGTCGGCAAGATGGTGATCTGGGCCTGCGGCGGGCTGAACGGCACCGGTGCGTTGTCGGTGTCTCCCGGCTGGAGCCCCTCGAAGGACTGCGCCTGCTCCGGCGTGATGATGCCGGCCGTGATGCCGACGGCGTAGGTGTCGTAGCGCGTCTTTGCGTCGGCGAGGGTGAGGACGTCCGTGTCGAACCTCGCAGCGAAGGCCCGCGGGATCAGGTCCGACATCGCGGACTCGATCTTGCTGAGGTAGTTCGGCCGCAGACAGCGCCGCAGGAAGTCGTCGTACACGGTCGACAGGTTCTGATAGGTCAGGCTGCTCCCGCTCATCGCGTACTCGAGCAGTTCGCCGGGGATCAGGAACATCCGGGACGTCTCGCCGTTCTGGTACATGCGGGCGTCGAGCATCTGCGCGCCCTGGGGGTTGAATGTCGGGAAGTCGATGGAGTCGATCCGCGGGTCCACGACGCGGACGCGGTTGTTGCCCTTCGCGGACCACGCATCGGCGAACCGCTCGGCTTCTGTCTCGTCGCTGTCGGGGTCGTCGCTGAGTTCGACGGCGGAATGGATGATCGGGGCCGACGTTGCGCCGCCGTCGGCGTAGAAGTTGGCGGCCCATTCCTGGGACTCGACGGAGACGGAGATGGCCGCGCCGCAGAGCTGCAGCGGCCCGACGCCCCGCAGGCTCGCTCCATCCCGGAGGTACGTGCCTTGGACCATGTCGCGGTTCGCCATCTTGACCTGTCGGCCGGCGCCGATGCCGTTCCAGGTGATCGTCGGCCGGAGGATGTTCAGGTTGTTCTGAGAGACGCTGATCTGCTCCGGCGGGATGTTCACGAGGGCGATGGCGTTGCCGTCGGCGTCCCTCTTGGCGATCCACCACCAGAACTCGCCCCGGGTGGCGAGGTTGTAGGCCGTGTCGGTGAAGAACTCGTCGGCCCGCTTGTTCGGATCGGGTCGGACGATGACCCGCGGTCGGTCCTCCGGGAGGACTTCGACCTCGTTTTTCAGGGCCCGCATCGTCAGGGAGCCGACGGTATTGCTGATCAGCGTGACCGCACCGAGGATCGACGGGACTCCGAGAGCTTCCCGGAGTCCCGCCGCCCGCCAGGGCCGGGGGGAGAGCCCTTGAACGGCAAGGAGTTTGGCATCGAGGTCCGGGAAGTCGTGGAACGGGTCAATGGACCGGGCCTCGGGGAGGTTCATGACGTGCTTGAGCTTCGGCCGCGTGGCGATGGCGAGGGTGACGGTGTCCCAGAGGCTCATCGAACGACCAACCTTCCGGCTGTAGCGGGCATCGAGGCGAGCCATACGGCTCGGATGGCGGCGAGGGATGCGGTAATGGGCCTGTCGTCCTTCGCGTGGACGGCCTGGAAGCTGCCGTCGGGTCCTTCGACGCGGCGGACGGTCCACGTCAGGTCATCGGTGACGGCGTCGGCGTTCTGATAGGCGATGGAGCCGGCCGACACGAGGCGGGCGAACTCGGCGGATGCGCCGGCCGCCTTCTGGCCGGTGACGTTCTCGCCGTGGCCCTTGCGGACGTACTTGGCGAGCTGCCCGTCGGTGTGGGCGTCGTAGCCGACCTTCGCAACGTGCTTCTGGGCGAGGGACTTGACCTGTTCGCCGAGGGCGGCCGTGTCGATCGGGTCGCCGTGGACGTCGGCGACGACTTCGATGGCGACGCGAGAGCCCTCCATCCAAGCGAGGGCGATCGTCGCCCGCCTTCCGTCGGGGTCCATCGCGACGCCGATGGCGGGCCGCGTCGGCTTGCCGACGTCGTCGCGGCACTTCGCCCACGCCGTGTCATCCACGAGCCGCTCCCGAAGCGTCGTGACCCAGCGACAAAGGTTCTCCGTCTCGAAGTGGGCGAGGGAGCCTGCGAGCTTGTGACTGCGGTACTGGCGGGCGAGGTTGTCCAGGAGCATCGGGAAGTGGCCGATGCTCGGGTTCGCCTCGGCCCATCCCTCGGGATCGTCGATGAGGCGATCGGGGCCGGCGGACCATTCCAGGTATGCAAGGCTCGGATCGTCCTCGGCCCGGAGCTTCACGGCGTTGAGCGACGTGCTCTCATCGGAGCCGGCGTTGCTGAGGTAGAGGATCTGCGGGTTCATGCTCGCCGACGTCGTCGGGATGGCGGCCCCGATGAACTCCTCGCCGATCTCACGGAGCTCGTCCACGATCAGATCGTCGATGCTGAGGCCGCGGGGACCGCCGCCGGTGGCCGCGGAGATGACATACAGCCCGCCGTTCTTCAACTCGATCGTCTCCTGACCGCCGCCGCGCCGGATCTTGGCGTCGGGGTAGCGCGTCTCGACGATGGCGATGAGGCGGAAGAACATCTTGCGCGGCAGCTCACGGGTCTGAGCCGTGTGCAGGATGCGGCGGCCCATCGCGAGCCGGTGGAGGATGTGCGGCGTGACGAGTTCGGTCTTGCCGTTCTGTCGGGCGACGATGGCCGCCACCTCGGGCCAGGTCCATCTTCCACCCGGACCCGACGCATAGAGGTAGCGGCCGACAACAGTCTGCCACGGCAGGAGCGTGATTCCGACGCTCTTGGCGGTGGCCGAGAAGTCCTTGACCTGGGACCGCGCCGGCGTCGGTGGAGCGAGCCGGGGATGCTCCCGGCCTACCAGCGGTGTCGGCTTAGCTGCGGCCAGCGCCACCGTTCACCGTGTCCCGTCTGGCGAAACTGTTGCGTACCGTGAGACGCACTTGACTTCCGCCGAATATCGTGGGTGTTCTGCTTGAATGCATAGATCCCGGGAG